TACTTAACGGAAAGTCCAATAGATTATGGTACGGATTACAATACTGCAACAAATAATTTAACATCAATACAGACAACGTCTTTATTGAATACCCCGTATTTTACTAATGCAATATTAAAGGGGGTGTCGGGAGAAACTAATCAAGAGGTTAATCCGTATGTTGGTTTAGGGTATATCTATTTAAATTCGATACCACTACCTACATTAAGTGAGAAATATTTAACAAAAAATACTAGTGATGCGGGTGTTGATACAGTAAAATGGGGTGATAACATTTATGCGGGTTTAAGTAAGTTTGCGGCTATTCATAAAATACCTTACCTTTGGTTATTAAAATATGGTTCAATATGGCATAGATATAAAGAAGATAAAGTAGGTAATGGAGATATTCTTGATGGGATATGGAAGGATTTTGATTATGTTAACGCGTATGACCCAATTACTAACGATATAAATAAAGTTTATGATGTCCAAAACTATACAGGAGGAAGTACCACTTATGTACCTCAAAAAACTGAAATAGTTCCTGTACTTATACCCAACATAATAAATCCAACACTTCCTGGTACACTTGTTAATTTTAACTACCAATTTAATAAAAATGGATTTTACCCTAAAGTGGTAAATGATACTTACAAATTCTTTACAGGTAAATCACCTTTAACGGGGTATACAAACACTGAAATAAATGACTTATTTAATAATGGTAAATTTAAATTAGGTAAATCACAAAGTAATTTTTTACCTGCGGGATATGACCAAGATAATGTACTTAATACTTTAAGTTATGATAGTTACTACCAATACTTTGATATTGAAGGTAACGTTAGTTTTGATTTTAATTTTACGGTCTCAGGTGAAAATACTACTTCACCAAAGATGTTAATAATACCATCTTCAGGTTATTTAAAATTTACACAAGCCCAAAGAGAATGTCTAAACTCGCAAGGTCACTTAACTCAAAATATTGATATTAATAATAAATCGATTCAAAATGGTAATGTTAGGTCATTGTGGGCCTCATCTAATTACGGGTATTATAATAATGAATGGATAAGAAAGCCCAAGACAAATCAATATATTAAAGTTATTGATACGGGGGATACTCAGCAAAATGCGTTTAATATTATTAATAAAGATAATGATGACCCATATAAATCTATTGAGGAAATTTTTGCAATTTTCTCTAAAGAGATGTTAGATGAATTTGAAAAACACTTTTTAAACTTTTGTAAAAAAGATAAGGACTATGAAGACATAGTATTTAACCCATCTACACCTAACGATGATGAGTACTTAGGAGATTTTAATATTGAGTACAATTATAATATTGAAAAAGTAATGAAAAGTTTACTCATTATTGATAAACCTGAATTAACGGATAATTCAATAAATGATGTTAAGAGTATTTCAGATAATCAAATGGAACAATTTGTTAATTTAAATAAAACTCAAATACAGGAAAGGGATATTATATTAAAAATAGGTAATCCAGGGAGGTTTAATAGAAGAGTGTTTGATTCATTTTCATCTATTGAGAATATTGTTCCCATAGACCCGATTGATTTTAGTTATTATAGAGAGAATACTGTTCCAACTGCAACAAACTCAACTACATTGGTTGCGAGCCAAGGAACATTCCCTGAAGTATGGGATGAATTATATTTACGTGTTGGTATGTATGAAGACTTTGACTTAATGTATAGTGATAATGGTTCATTTATTACTGACTTTTTCCCTATTATGGATATTGAGTTTACTAAAGAAAATGTTAGAGATTTGTCACAAATTATTAAAGTTTTTGCGACACAAAAAATGAATGACAATAATTTAAATAAAAGTGATTTTCAACAAACATTTGATGACTTTATGTCTGGTCAGGTAACATTTCAAAATGATATGTTAAACCAAATTTTTACTAATTTAAATAAAACGTTACCGTCAGTTAAGGTAAATAATACTCAATCAAGAATTTCCAAATTAGATGATAAGGGAGGAGCATTAAAAACTGAACTATGGGAAACATTTAAAAATTTTAATGATAGATGGATATCGGGACAAGATGTTAAAAACAAAACGTTGTTTGAACAATTCTTATTTTTGGATAAGGCAAATAGACCTATTGGTAATAAGGTTATTATTGACATTAATCAATTAAGGGGGTTTTTAAAAAGTAATTTAGCTCAAACAAGTGTATTGGACTTAATAGGGAGTATTTTAGAAAAAAATAATTTTATATTTATGCCTACACCGTCTTACGCTAATTTTTATGGTAGAAATGAAAGGGTAAAAGAAGGTATGCCTAATCCCGCATTTAGTGATGTGGCCAATAATACTTTTGGAACATTTTTAGAAGTGGACACACATACGTCTGAACCTAAATTATTGGCGATATATGTTGGTAAACCAGCTGAAAAATTAAATACGTCAGCTGAAAATGACAATTACTTATACGGAGACGATTCTTTCGATTTATCAATACCGTCACAAAGTGGAGTTAGAGCGTCAGAGGATGGTATCACTAATTTCTCAGATAGAAATAAAGTTGTTGCGTTTAATGTGGACTTTGGAATACAAAATCAAAGTATATTTAAATCAATTAATATTGATATGTCGCAAAGAAAAAATATTGCACCAACGTTTCAAGTACTTGCAGATATGGGTGCTCAGGCTGACGGACAAAAAGTTGCTCAACAGTCGGTAAGTTTATATAATTTTTATAAGGCGTCTAGTTATAATTGTAGTGTTACTTCTATGGGTAATGTTATGATTCAACCTACAATGTATTTTAATTTAAGGTATGTTCCGATGTTTTATGGTCCTTATTTAATAACAAGTGTCACTCATGATATTACTACTAGAGATTTCCAAACGAGTTTTGAGGGTGTACGTATGTCAAAATACTCACTAAAAATGCCTAATGGATTAATCTCTAGTGTTAATCGAGAAATTGTACAAAATTATTTATCGGAAGTTAGGAGAATACCTACACTTGCGGGTTCCACCGCGGATACAATTAATAGGTCGACAAACATAAAAAATAGTTCGACTAAGAGTAGTGCAAAAACTCAAATAGCAAATAATCTAAAATGTGTTGCAGTGGCAAAAATTAACAAACCTTATGTTGATATAACACGAAAAAGTATTACTCAGACTAAATTTAAAACTTTAATTGATGGGAGTAGTAATCTTAATAAAAAGGTAAAACAATTTATTTTTGGAGTTGGTTATGTTGAAAATGGTAAAGGGACTAATGTTGAGAGTATAAATAATAACCACTTCAACTTGAAAAACCTTGAAGAAAACGCTAGATGGACAATTAATTTTGAAGAACAGGTTTGTGTTAATGATAGTGACTATGCCGTACCATATCTTTCATTTAAATCGCCAGGAGACTCAATCATGTTTATGAATCAGGTGTGTTCACAGTATGAACAAATAATTGAGGCGTTTTTAGTTAATACAACAATAAATGGTAATTTATCTAAAACATTTGCATACTTATGGTATTATACCTTTAGATTTACTACTATGGATAAAGAATTAACTGCTGGTAGTAATATTGACGATTCAATTATTGCGTCAGTTAATCATGATTTAAACACAAATACTGAATCAAAACAACTTTTTGATACCGCTGAGTCGGTTTTTAAAACTAAAATAAATGTTTGGAATAGAAACTAATTTAAGAAAAAGAGCATTTATCGTATATTTATAAATAAAAGATTATGGATACTAAAGCATTATTAGACCAGTTTTTGTCAAAAGACACTAGAATAACTGAAAAAAATACGGGTAATGGTTACAAAGAAGTTTGTGATTTAGATACTGGAGATTGTTATACCGTAAGAATGAGAGATGGCCTTATAGAAAGAGTTGATAATTCTATGAAACTAAATAGGACTTTAAGAGTTGAAACACCTCACGGGGTAAAAACACTCTTGAACGGTTAAAAAAAAATACAAAATGTCTGTAGATAAGAAAATATTAGAAGAGATAAGTAAATATAATAATATTAACAAATATATTAGAGAGCAAGAAACTGATTTACCTGAACCAATTGAAGGTGGAGATGTTGACTTAGAAGGTTCCGAACTTGATATTGACGATGTACAACCTGTCGATGTTGAGTCTGACCCTGAAGTAGAAGTTGTGGGTGAACCTACATCTGAATTAAGTGGTGAAGAAAGCGGTACTGAAGAATTAGACATTACTGATTTAGTAACAACTCAAAAAGATATGTCTACCAAACAAGAAGAATATATGGATAGTATGATGGATAGGTTAAATGACCTAACTTCTAAATTATCTGATATGGATAAAATATTAGTTAAAATTAATAGTTTAGAAGATAAAGTGGATAAGTATCGTCAAAAATCTCCTGAAGAAAAATTACAATTAAGAAGTTTAGACAGTTATCCATATAATCAAAAGTTAACTGATTTCTTTATGGACAAAGGTCCTGATATGGAAAAAACGGGTAAAAATGAGTATGTTTTAACATCTGATGAGGTTGAAAATTATACTGATAGAGATATTAAAGACTCATTTGATGCACCATTAGAAAACGAATATTAACACCCCTTATATAATTTTTATAAAAACACTAAAAGACCATTTCGATGGTCTTTTTTTATTTGACTTAATGACTTTCTTTGTTATATTATAATTGAGTAAACGATAAATAATTAATAACAGAGAAAAAAGAAAAATTATGGCAAATGCATTAGACGCAGTATTAGCTCAGTACGAGAAGAATACTTCAAAATCAAACAATGGAAAACAATCTATCTCTCAAGAAGATAGACTAAAACGTTATTTCACGACTTATTTACCAAAAGGTACAAGTTCGGGACAAAAAAGAGTACGTATCCTACCAACACCTGACGGGTCATCACCTTTTAAAGAAGTGTGGTATCATGAAGTACAGATTGATGGTAAATGGACAAAACTATATGACCCAGGAAAGAATGACGGAGAACGTTCACCTCTTACAGAGGTCTACGAAGAACTAATCTCAACAGGTAAGGAATCTGACAAGGATTTAGCGAGACAATATCGTCCACGTAAATTCTATATCGTAAAACTTATCGATAGAGATAATGAAGACCACGGACCTAAATTTTGGAGGTTTAAAGATAACTACAAACAAGAAGGTATCTTAGATAAAATCATTCCAATATGGAAAGCTAAGGGAGATGTTACCGATGCTAATGAAGGACGTGATTTAATGGTCGAGTTATCAAAGGCTAAAACACCTAAAGGTATTGAATATACGGTTGTACAGACAGTTATGTATGACGACCCATGTCCAATACACTCAGATAAGACTCAAATGGATGAGTGGATGAATAATGAGTTAACATGGCAAGATGTTTACGCACAGAAACCTGTGGAATACTTAGAAGCAATTGCAAGAGGTGAGACACCTGTTTGGAGTTCTGACTTAAAGAAATATGTTTATGGTGACGATTCTTCTGAAGTGGTATTAGGTGGTTCAAACGAATCGACTAAAACCGAAGAGACTACTGACCCACAATCAAAAATGGGTGTAGATACAGACTTACCATTTTAATAACAACTAACATGATGGTGGTGACGACAGTGATGTCGTTACCACCTTTATCAAATTAAAAAATATGGCAATAAAGAAAAAAGATTTTAGTAGTATAAAGAAGAAGTTTTCTACATCCGCAAAATATAAACCGCAAAGGTTTTTTGATTTGGGTGAGGATTTCTTAGACGCGGTTGGATTACCTGGACCGGCAATTGGTCATTTAAATATGTTTTTAGGTCATTCAGATACAGGTAAAACAACAGCTTTAGTAAAGGCTGCGGTTGACGCACAGAAAAAAGGTATTTTACCAGTGTTTATTATCACCGAACAAAAATGGTCATTTGAACACGCTAAGTTAATGGGGTTTGAATGTGAAGAAGTTGTGGATGAAGAAACCGGTGAATTAGATTGGGACGGGTTCTTTATTTTTAATAATAATTTTAATTATATCGAACAAATAACCGACTACATCAATGAATTATTGGATGCTCAAAGTAAGGGTGAATTAGAGTATGATTTACTTTTCTTATGGGATTCAGTAGGTTCGGTACCATGTAAGATGACTTTTGATGGTAAAGGAGGTAAACAACATAATGCATCCACATTAGCGGATAAAATAGGTATGGGTATCAACCAAAGGATATCGGGTTCACGTAAAGCTGATTCTAAGTATGAAAATACTTTATTAATAGTTAATCAACCATGGGTGGCTTTACCTGACTCACCATTTGGTCAACCCAAAATTAAGGCTAAAGGTGGGGAATCAATATGGTTAAACTCATCATTAGTGTTTTTATTTGGTAATCAAAAAAACGCGGGTACAACAACTATATCTGCGGTTAAGAACAAAAGAAAAGTAAAGTTCGCTTCAAGAACAAAAATATCAGTAATGAAAAATCACATTAATGGATTGGGATATGCTGATGGGAAAATAATTGTAACCCCACACGGTTTCTTAGCGGGTAAGGAAAGTAGTGAAGAAAAAAAATCAATTGAAAAATACAAAGGTGAACAATCTGAGTATTGGAAAGAAGTCATTGGAGTGGAAGGTGACTTTAAGTTAGAAGAAGAAAAACAGGAAGTGTAACAATTTAACGCATAAAAAGTGGTTAAAACATTATTAATTGACGGAAATAATTTATTTAAAATAGGTTTTCATGGAGTTAGAGATTTCTATCATGAGGGTAAACATATTGGAGGTATCTATCATTTTGTCAATACAATCAAAAAGTTTCTTAATGAACACAATCACGATAAGGTAATTGTGTTTTGGGATGGGGAGAATAACTCCTCCCAAAGAAAACTTATTTCACCAGACTATAAGGGTAATCGCAAGCAAACTTTAAATGAAGCTAAAAAAGAATCGTTTGAGTGGCAAGTACAACAAGTTAAAGCTTATCTTGAAGAAATGTTTATCAGACAAGTTTCTGTTAAAAATACTGAAAGTGATGATTTAATTGCGTATTACTGTCAAATATCTGAAAACGAGTATAAGACTATATATTCTTCAGATAAAGACCTTACACAACTTATATCAGACAAAGTGGAGGTGTACCAACCAATGAAGAGAATAACCCTTAAAAATGGAGATTTAGTACCTTTAAAGGACATATCTATCCCTCACCAAAACATATCAACATTTAAGATTATATCAGGAGATAAATCCGATAATATTGACGGTATCCGTTATATGGGAGAAAAAACATTTGTTAAGTTATTTCCCGAAATAGTTGATAGTGTTGTAACTATTGATGATATTTTAAAACGTGCAGAGGAACTACATAAAAATGATAAAGACAATCGAGCATTACAAAAT